GCCCGCACGCTGTCACGGAGGTAGAGCATCTTCTCGACGCTGAGGGCGGCGAATTGAATCCCGAGCAGCGCGATGCTGTTGGGAACGCTCTCAGGTTCTCCATCTCGCTGATGACGGGCGGCGCTGGTAGCGGCAAAACTTACGCTGTATCGACCATTGCCAGCATCGCCGAGCGGCTGGAATTGAAGGTCGTGTTGGCCGCGCCCACCGGCAAGGCCGCCAAGCGCCTCGAGGAAGTCGTCGGCCATGAAGCGAGCACGATTCATCGTCTTTTGGGCTTCAACGGCCACACGTATTCGCGGGACGCGCTGAACCCAATCGATGCGGACATTCTCGTCGTGGACGAAGTGTCGATGATGGACGTCCCACTTGCGTGGCGGCTCTTCCAGGCGGTGGATCGCACGCGCACCGCCGTGGTTCTTGTTGGCGATCACAACCAGTTGCCGCCGGTGGGCCCGGGTAACCTCTTGCGGGACCTTGTGCGGTCCATGGCGATCCCGACCACGGTGCTGACACGGATCATCCGCCAGGCCGGTGTTCTGAAGGAGAACTCCACCGCCATCCTCACCGGCGAGGTGCGGCCCACGTCGGGTTCGTTCGGCGGTGCTCGGCGGCCCTGGTACGTCATCGACAAATTCACGGACCGCGAGGATGTTCGCCGGATGCTGCTGCTCCTCTTCGAGGAAGTGCTGCAGGAACGGCTAGGTTACGACCTGATTCGTGAAGTTCAGGTGCTCACGCCGACTCACAAAGGCCCGCTCGGCACGGTGGAGTTGAATATCGAGTTGCAGTGCCTTCTGCAGCGAAAGTTGTTCGGCGTCGATGTGGCTACTGTCGAGGCTGGCCACCGCGCGCGGCCATATCCGGGTGACAAGGTGATCCAGACGAAGAACGACTACGAATTGGGCGTCATGAATGGCGCGATGGGCGTCGTGGTTGACGCCACGAAGGACGGCGGTCTTTCCGTCGATTTCGATGGCCGGCGAGTAGAAATCAAGAGTGGCAGCGATGCGCTCGGCAATATCCAGTTGGCCTATGCGACGTCAATCCACAAAGTTCAGGGATCGGAATTCCCCTGCGCGGTCGTGATCGCCCACAAGTCGCATTCCTTCATGCACCACCGCAATCTGCTGTACACCGCGGTAACGCGCGCGAAGGACTCCGTGATACTTCTCGGGGACCGGTGGGGCATCGACAACTGCGCCGCCAAGCGCCAGGTGGACCGCCGAAACACCTTTCTCTCCTTCCTGCTCCACTCGGAGACACGGCAGTGACTGCGCCTCCGGTAGATGTCCACACTTACTACCGGCAGGTGACCGATGTGGACATCGGCGAGATCGCCCGCGAAATCCTCGGCGACGACATCACGCAGGAATCGCGGCAGACCCTGTTCTGCGATTGCCCGAACCACCGGAGCCAGTCGCACCGCTCGCTTCACGTGTGGCTCGACAAGCAGGGCTGGTTTTGCCACGCCTGCGGCACCGGCGGCGATGTGCTGCAGCTGGTCGAGTTCGTCCGGTTCGGGGTGGTCACCCGCGGGCAGTCTGGCTCCATGCCGGATTCCCACCGGCAGGCGCGCGACTTCCTGGCAGCACGCGTTCGACTGCCGCCGTTGTCGAAGCTCGCTTCGGGCAGCCCGGAACAGGCCGAGGAAGCTCACCAGCTCACGCTTCGCGTACGTGAGGCACTGACCGCGTTTGCAGACTCGTATCACCAGCGCCTGGTCGGGAATCCGGAAGTCCTCGCCTGGTTTCGGGGGAAATACGGAATCAGCGAGGAGACGATCGGCCGGCTCCAGATCGGGTACGCGGAAAATGGCGTGCCTAGCGTGGCGCGCAGTTTGATGGACGGGCCCGGCGCCTTCACCATGCGCGAACTGGCGGCCACCTCCGTCTTCCGGCCCACGGCGCAGGACGGACTGGTCCCCTTTTTCGATGGCCGGATCGTCTTCCCATATTGGAGTCGCGGGCAAGTCGTCTTCATGATCGGACGGAGCACGCCTTGGACACCGGATCACGAGTGGGAGAAGTCGAAGTACAAGAAGCTGGCGATCCACAACGACCGAAACAACAGCCACGTTTCGCCTTACATCCGGAACGACGTCCTCTACAACGAGGATGTGCTGGTTGCACGGCCCGAGCGGGTCATCATCACTGAAGGCGTCACGGATTGCATTTCCCTGATGGAACACGGATTCCCGGTGGTGTCGCCGGTGACGGTGCAGATCCGCGAGGCCGATTGGGAACGGTTGCTGCCGAAACTCGCCGGCGTGAAGACCGTCTACATCTGCCAGGACAACGAGGTTTCTGAGGCCGGGATGCAGGGCGCGCTGAAAACGGCGCGCATCCTGGCACAGCACGGAATTGGCACACGGGTGGCCGTTCTGCCACTTGGCAAAAAGCAGCAGGCCGCGCGCGAGACTCTCGCCAGTCTGCCTGGCGGCAGCGCCGAGGCTGACGCGTTGATGGCCGACGCGAAGATCGATGTCAACGAGTTCTTTGCGTCCGGCAAGACGGCGGCCGATTTCGAAGCCATCCTCGCGGCCGCGCAGACCCCGCTCGAACTGGCAATTTCGAAACTCAGCACCGAGGTGCCTGACGGTGATCTCAGCCGGTTGCTCAATCCGATCCTGTCGGAGGTCGGCCGGCTCGACCCCATTCAGCAGGACTGGCACCTCAGGTTGATCCAGACGCGGTGCGGCAAACTCCGAATGCCGGTCGCCACGTTGCGGAAGCAGTTGAAGGTGGTGGAGATCGCCCGCCCAAAAACGAAGCCCGGCGCATCCAGCAAGGGCGGCTTCCGGGATGACGCGGCTTTGGAGCCCGGCGCCGGGCTGGAGGCAACGCCGCTGCGAAGCATCCAGGTTAACAACCGGCAATTGCGCGACATCATAGCCGATGCGTGGAGCGCCATCCAGAGCATCAATGACGCCAAGGAGCCGGACGGAGCGGAGCGGCCGTTCCTTTTCCAAAACGGCGGGGCCTTGGTGCGAATCGTCGGCACGAACGTCCACACGAGAATCGAGGCGCTCGGCGACACGGCAATGTACGGAATCCTGGCTCGCAGCGCTGACTGGCACAACGTGACCGAGGAGGCCGTCACCGCCGCTCCGCCCTCGAGAGACACCGCACGCGACATGCTGGTGAACCCGGATCCGGGACTTCCGCCGCTCGATTCCGTGGTTCGTACCCCAACTTTTGGAAAGGACGCAATGCTAATTACCACTCCCGGTTACCATCGTTCGGACGCGCTTTGGATGTTCCCTGATAACTCCCTGGACATCCCGGAGGTCTCCGCCAAACCCACACGCGAACAGATCGCGAGCGCCAGGGCGCTGCTTGTGGATGAACTGCTCGTGGACTTCCCGTTCGTGAAGGAGTCGGACCGCGCGCATGCCATTGCCGCGATCCTTCTCCCCTTTCTACGGCGCATGATCGCCGGTCTCGCTCCGATTCACCTGATCGAAGCTCCCACACAGGGCTCCGGTAAGGGGCTGCTGGCCAGCTTAATCTCCATCGTTTCGACGGGTTTGGCGGCCGAGGGCCGGACCGTGCCGGAGAACGAAGACGAAGTCCGGAAGATGATTACCGCGGAGTTGGTCACGGGTCGCCCGATCATTCTTCTCGATAACCTCAGCGAAAAACGGGTGCTGGAGTCGTCCGCGCTGGCGTCGGTGGTGACCGTGCCGTATTGGACGGACCGCCTCCTGGGCGAATCCGAGATGTTGCACCTTCGCAATAATGCTCTCTGGCTGATGACCGGGAATAATCCGCGGTTGTCGGCTGAACTCGGCCGGCGCTGCGTCCGACTGCGCATCGATCCGCGAATCGACATGCCGTGGCTGCGTGGCGGATTCAGGCATCCGCTCATTACTGAATGGGCACAGGAGAATCGTTCGGCGCTCGTCCATGCCGCGCTCACGCTGATTCAGGCCTGGATCGCGGCCGGAAGGCCACTGCACGAAACACGACTCGGATCGTTCGAGAAATGGTCGGAGGTCATGGGCGGCGTTCTGGACGTCGCCGGAATTCCCGGCTTCCTGGGAAACCTGAATGAACTCTACGCGGCGTCCGACGGCGATGGCCAATTGTGGCGGGAATTCACCGGCGCCTGGTGGGACGAATTCCGCACTGCGCCGAAGAAAGTCAGCGACCTGACCCAGTTCTGTGAAGATCGTGACCTGATGCAAAACGTGCTTGGCGATGGGTCGACACGCTCGCAACAGACCCGCCTGGGCAAAGCGCTCGCCACGAAACGAGATCGGGTGTTCAACGGGCTGACCGTGAAACGGATTGAGCAAGGCAAACACAAAGGTTCCGTCTTCTATGCGCTCGCGTCGGCTACCGGCACTGAGGGGAATTCTCCGCACGATCTGGACCTCCTGGAGTTGCAGGATGGGGACGTTGTCGCCGAGGGTGGGGACGTTGGGAGTCTTGGGGACGTTGGAGAAAAACGTCCCCATTCGCTCGGGCCAATAGATTCAATTAGTTGCAAGCCATTTGGGGACGTTGGGGACGTTGGGGACCTTTTTCAAGGTTCCTCACGCGAGGAATTCTCTCTCTCTCACTCGTACACACGTACATGTGAGAGCGGTACGCATATAAAGGAGAGCCCCGAAAACGTCCCCAATGTCCCCAACGTCCCCATCGTGTCCGTAACAGAAACAAAACACGACATTTCACTCGTGGGGACGTTTGGAGCCGACGTCCCCATAGTCCTCACACAACGTCCCCAACCGGGAAACCGCGACGAGGTGGACCTGGCCAAGTTGCCGGAGACTGCCGCCACGGAACCTCCATGATTCGAGCCATCGCCATCGATGAGGATTCCAGATGCTCGCATTCACCCAGGAGAAAAAGATGCCCACCGTATTGACGGAGCAGTGTGCCGAGTCGGCTGAGGATGCGGCATCTGCCAATACGCCAAGGTGCCTGTTCGTGGCTACTTCCCTTGCGACGTGGACCACGGCGAACCCGCAATGGTTCGCCCGCGATTTCCAAATTGACGACAGGGTGTACCGGCGGCTGGATCCCGAGTATTACGCCTGGCTGCGGTCGCGAATGCAACTGGCGAAAAGGGCTGCCACCTCCGGGCCTCTCCCTCCGGCCGCGTTTGAAGATTTACGCGTGCGGTTCAACGCCGTGCACGAATGGGCGGTCAAGCATTTCGGCGAGGCACCATTGCTCACCGCAGTGCGGACATTTCGTTCGGGCGACTACGATCCTCCCGTAGCTGAAGACGAGGGCCGGCACGTCCCGGTGCCGGGCCCGCGAAAGACCGCCGCTGATGACATCTCGCCAGAGGCTATGGCCCTGGTTGATGCGATCAGCGAGTGTGCGCTATCGCTTGGCTGGAAACGTCAGAGGCTCTACGCCGCTGGCGGCGGCCGTATGTTCACCCCTGAGCGCTGTCTCGTCTGCTTTCTGAATGCTGGCGACCAGATCGGCGAAGTCACGCTCCAGTCCATCGAGATCATTCACCCGCTGCCATCCGAAGTGCGCCATCGATTCTACAACCCGGACGTCGACCAACCGTGGGTGAAGAGAATTGCGAGCCCGTGAAAAAAACACGAAAAAGCATCGTGCACTCCGGGTATTAGTAGATGAAGCGTCGGTTCGGACGACCAGCGCCAAGCGCACTCCCCGAAGGATCCCTTCCCGTGCTGTATCACTCTGCGGGTATACCCGCAATCCCACCTGGGCCTTACGCGAGAGCCATGCGCAAAAACATCCGAATCGAAAACCCGGTTTCCGGTTGTGGACTCACGTCGAAGAACCGCGCCAATCGTTTTGTGGCACAAGGACGTGCGGAATGGGTGCAGGCCGGAGTCTCGATCCGGTTCGTTCAGTCGGACCATCGGCAGCTCTCCGCACAGAAGTCCGTGGACGCGACGCGTTGGTCGTATGATCGGGCGGCGCACACCGGCATGGCGGGAATCGCTGAGTTGGCAAACCTGCCCATGATCGCCCCCGGCGTCGCCCTGGGACTTGGCCGACGCAAGGGTGCCAGCAGACATACTTTCCTGGCGACTGAGGGGTTCTGATGCGGATGACTTCAAAAGTTTTGGAGTCGCTGCGCCGCCAAGTTGCCCGCGCCGAGAGCGGCACGCCGCAGTGCAGGCCTGGCGGGCAGGGGCGGCAAGGCGCGCCCAAGGCGGCGGGTGGGCCATCCAGCCAACCCGAAGGAAGACGGGACACGGGCCAACCCGGCGCGAACGGGGCCAATACGTCGGCCCGCACTGAAAATTTGGATCCCCACCTTTCACTATTCTTTGCGGGTGGAATGGTGGCACAAAGTCTCTAGTTACTTGCACTTATTCAGGTGGTCACGGCAGGTGGTCACCGTGGTCACCCGCGTCGGCGCAGTTGGCCGCAGGACCCCACAATAGATGTCAACACCTCCGCCAACCATTACGCCCGCGATGGCGCGGCTCATCGAGATCTGGCCCACCGACCGGTTGGTGCCGTACGCCAAGAACGCGCGGACGCACTCTCCCGAGCAGGTAGCGCAGATCGCGGCGTCCATCGTGGAGTTTGGATTTGTGAATCCGATCCTCGTCGATTCCATGGACGGAATAGTTGCCGGCCACGGTCGCCTCATGGCTGCCCGTAAGTTGGGTCTCGCGGAGGTCCCGGTGGTGGTGCTGGGCCACCTCACCGAGATTCAACGGCGGGCGTACATCATCGCGGACAACCAGCTCGCGCTGAATGCCGGATGGAACGATGAACTGTTGCGGGGTGCCTTGGAGTCGCTCAGCGCGGATGGTTTCAACCTGTCGCTGGTGGGGTTCTCCGACGAGGAACTCGTCGTGCTGCTTGCCAGCGCAGAACCGGAGGCTGCCGCCACCGCGGAGGAGGATGCGGTTCCCGAACCTCCCGCGCAGCCGGTTACGATGTCCGGGGATGTGTGGTTGATCGGGCCGCACCGCCTGATCTGTGGTGACTGCCGGGACAACACTGTCGTCGCGAAGTTGATGGCAGGTGCCAGTGCGAACGTGGCGATCACGTCGCCGCCGTACGCCACGCAGCGCGAATACGACCCCACCAGCGGGTTCAAGCCGGTCCCTCCCGAGGAGTACGTGGGCTGGTTCCGCGCGGTGGCGGCCGGCGTCGAGTCGGTGCTGTCGCCGGACGGATCCTATTTCCTGAACATTAAGGCGCACGCCGACGAGGGCGAGCGGAATCTGTACGTGATGGACCTTGTGCTGGCCCACCGGCGCCAGTGGGGCTGGCGGTTCGTGGATGAGTTCTGCTGGCGCAAGACTGACAACGGCGTGCCGGGCGGTTGGGGAAACAGGTTTAAGAACGCGTTCGAACCGATTTACCACTTCTGTAGGCAGCAGCAGATCAAGTTCCGTCCGCAGGCGGTCGGGCACGAATCCGAGGACTGCTTTGACTACTCCCCGAACAACCCGACGTCGACATCGGGCAGCGGACTGCTCGGCGCCGGGGCGCGGGGTAGTGCGGCGGTGAAGCCGGGCGCGCACGATTCGGATGGCCGACACACCGGCGTGGCGCGCCCGAGCAACGTAATCGAGGTGAAGACCGAGAGCGGCCAGGGATCGCACTCCGCCCCATTCCCGCGCGCCCTGGTGGAGTTCTTTGTGAAGGCGTTCACGGACGCCGGCGACATAGTCTTCGATCCGTTTATGGGTTCGGGGACGACCATTGCCGCGGCCCACGCGCTGGGTCGGATTGGCTACGGCTGCGAGATCTCGCCGGCCTATTGCGACGTGATCCTGCGGCGCATGGCGAACCTCGCCGGCGAGGAAGCCATTCTCGCGGAAACTGGGCAGTCCATTTCAGAGGTCGCGGCCGCGCGCGGCGTGCCGCAGGAGCAAGTTGACAATCCCCGACTTCGTGATTCACGCCGGATTCAGCATCACGGTCCGGCGCCCTTCTACGGGAGCCGTCAGGCTTCCTGAGAAACAGCAGTTGCATTTCATTCAACCAACAAGGAGAAAAACAGCATGCCCGAAGTAGCCACTCCGAACCAGGGCGAACGCGAGTTCGAGACCGGGACGGACGAATCTTTCAAAAACGCTAACGCCACCGGCAGCGAGGCCCACAACGAGAACCAGCGGGTCACGTACGCCAACATCAAGCGCACCTACGACGTGTACCAGGATCTGGACGTCCAGGCCGCGCGCCAATCCATGATCGAGACCACGCGACTGAACCAGATCGCGTCGCAGGCTCTGCAGAACGCGGTCGAGACCGCCAACATGGTCGGGAAGCAGGCCATCCGGCATGCCGATGTCGCCGCGGACGCTCTGTGGACTGACGAACTGAACCCGGTCACGCGCGGCGCTGGCTCGAACATCACCGCTGGCAGCGTACCCGCCAACCGCGCGATCGATGTGAGCGCCGCTGGCGTGGGCGTGGATGCCCAGGCTGTGGCCGCCGCCGTCGCCAAGCAGGTGGACGCCACCATTACGCCGGTGCTCGCCACCCTGCAGCAGATCGTCCAGGCACTGACCACGGCGACCACGGCCATCGCCAACGTCGTCAACCAGACGCAACCGAAGACGGCGTAGTTATTCCGTCCGAACCGGGGCGGTCCGCAAGCCGCCCCCACTTTTTCAATGGAGAAACGAAACCGATGAATACTCTGCTGATCATCCTCAAGATCTTCCCCCTGATCCTGGCTGCGGTCCAAGCCGTTGAGCAAGCGATCCCGCTGCCCGGCCAGGGAAACAAGAAGTTGGAACTCGTGCTCGACGTGCTCAAGTCCGCTTATGACGGGAGCGCGGACTTGGCGAAGCAATTCAGTTGGGACAAACTCGTCGCCGTGGTCGTACCGATGATCGCCAAGATCGTCGATCTGCACAACGCGCTGGGCCTGTTCCAGAAACCCGTTCAAACCAAAACCGCATGACGAACCTGCAGGTGGTGACGTGGCCGGTAGAGAAGCTGATTCCATACGCCCGGAATGCGCGCACGCATAGTGCGGAACAGGTCGCCCAAGTCGCGGCATCGATCGCCGAGTTTGGGTGGACCAATCCGATTCTGGCCGGCGCCGACGGAATCGTGATTGCCGGCCACGCGCGCCTGCTGGCTGCTCGTAAGCTGGGCATGACCGAAGTCCCGGTCATCGTCCTTGATCATTTGACCGAATCCCAGCGCCGTGCGCTGGTGCTGGCCGACAACCGGCTGGCACTCAACGCCGGCTGGGATGAGGACATGCTCCGCGTGGAGATGGCCGCGCTCGATGAGGACGGTTTCAACCTCGAGCTGGTCGGATTCACAGATGAAGAAATCGAAGGACTGCTTCGCGATCCCGAAGAAGCCAGCGCCGGTAATACAGACGATGACGCGGTGCCGGAGACTCCGGAGATCGCGGTCACGGTGCCCGGCGATGTCTGGATCCTCGGGGAGCACAGATTGCTGTGCGGCGATGCCACGCAGATGGCCGACGTGGAGAAGGTCCTCGGCGGCGGCCTGGCCGATATGGTCTTTTGCGATCCACCGTACAACGTGAACTACGGCGCGACGATGAAGGACAAACTCCGCGGCAAGAAGCGGAAGATCGCCAACGACGACCTGGGTCAGGACTTCGAACAGTTCCTGCGGGACGCATGCGTGAACATCCTTGCGATGACCAAGGGCGCGGTCTACATCTGCATGTCTTCCTCGGAACTGCACACGCTGGAGAAGGCGTTCCGCGAGGCGGGCGGCCACTGGTCCACGTTCGTAATCTGGGCGAAGAACACGTTCACGATGGGGCGGTCGGACTACCAGCGGCAGTACGAGCCGATTCTCTATGGCTGGAAGGAAGGAACCGATCACTTCTGGTGTGGCGCCCGCGACCAGGGCGATGTCTGGTTCGTGAAGAAGCCGGTCGCAAACGATCTCCACCCGACGATGAAGCCGGTGGAACTCGTAGAGCGCGCCGTTGGCAACAGCAGTAAGGGCCGGGACACCGTGCTCGATCCGTTTGGAGGTTCCGGTTCCACGCTGATCGCCTGTGAGAAGGTCGGCAGGCAAGCGCGGTTGATCGAACTGGAGCCGAAGTACTGCGACGTGATCATCCACCGCTGGCAGGAGTTCACGGGCAAGGAGGCGTCGTTGGATGGTGACGGTAGGAGCTTTGCCGCGATTGCCGCGGAGCGAACCCCAGTGGCGGCGTGAGGTGGACCGGTGCCGTGCGGAGATCGCCAGCGCGGAGCAACTCCTGCGCAGTGGCCACTCCGACGTCGCCGGCCTGTGTTTAGCACTGTCGGACTGGTCCGCCGAGCTACGCATTCTGGAGGGGGAACGTGAACGAGCATTTGTTTCAGATCTTGATCCCGGTAACCGGGCTAGTGTCCGGACTGATTGCGACCTACGTCAGCCTTCAGAATCGCGCGCTGCTCGCTGAGGTGCGCAAGGAGCTCGCGGAGTTGGAGAACCGGATCTTCACTCGCATCAACGGCACGTACGTGCGCTCCGGGGAATGTCGCCTGCGAGAGGAAAACGTCCAAGCGCGGCTGGAATCGCTGGTGGATGAGATCCGGAACAGAAACGCCGCCGGTGGTTGAGGCCGGCGGCGGTGAGGAGAGGAGTTGCTACTTGGCGGCAATGCGGTAGGCTCGGGCGCCATCGGGTCGTTTGAAGGATTCGACGGTGAGGCCCATCTTCTTGCCAAGGCTGCCGGAGATGAAGCCGCGGACGCTGTGGGCCTGCCAGTCGGTCGCGCCCATAATGTCGGCAAGCGTGGCGCCGTCGCCGCGCCGCAGCATGTCGAGGACGATGGCCTTCTTGCTGCCCTCGCGCGTCGTGGGCGTCGCATCCTTGGCAGTGGCGCCCTTGGTCGCCTTGGCCTTCTTCGGCGTGACGGGGGCCGCCTGGGGCGCGAGTGCAGGCGTCAGGGCTTGGATGGCCTTCCAGATTCGGGTGACCGCCGTCTTGCGGTCCGTGAACTTCTTGACCGGCTTGAGGTCGCCGAAGGGCGGCACGCCGGCGAAGGCGTTCCAGACTTCGATGAACCGTGTGATGGGCCATTCGGCGGAGATCTTGGTCAGTTCCTTCTCGGTCGCGAACGCGACCAGGTTGTCCTGCGCGGCGGGCGTCGCGTCGTGGGCAGTGATGTTGTTGTCGGTGTCTAGGGTAAAGGTGGTCATGGTTGTTCTCCTGATTCAGAATTCGATCTCGTCGACGATCCGGCGCGCCTCGTCAGGGCTGATTTCCTGCGCCGGCTTCACCTCCGAGCGGAGGCGTGCGGCCGTCCGGATGCGGATCTCGCGGCCGGTGGCGAGGTTGGTGCCGTACCAGCCGCCGCGCGGGTGTTCGCGGGTGAGGCGGACTTTGGCCAGCGTGCCGCTGACCTTCACGATGTAGGTCGTCCCGATGTGTGCGTTTTGCTTTTGCATGGTTAGTAGTCCAGTCCTTTGGCATCCACCGCGCTGCGGTCGCCGAGGCTGGCGAGGACGTAGGCGAGTTCCTCGGTGACGCGGCCCAGGTCGCCTGCGTACCCCCAGTTGGCGGGTTCCTGCGCCTGGTCCTTCTTGTGCTGCTCCAGCCGGCTGGCGATGCGTTTCAGCAGGTCCATGCTCTCGGTGTGGCGTTCCGCGTAGCAGGCGGCGGCGGTTTGCTTGGTGGTCTTGGCGGTGCGTGGCATCGAACACATACATCACTTCGGTGGCGGCGGAAAGCAAGGCCGAAGTTCGACTTTTCGGAAGAAAGATTCAATGGCGGCGGTTATGGGATTAGGTGACCGCCCGGTGTCCACATGACTGGAATCTCTCAGCGGGCGTACGCACGGTTGCGGGGTGTTGCCCTCAGCGCCGTCCAGAAGGCGATCAAGACCAAGCGGATCACGCCGAACGCGGACGGGACCCTTGATCCAGAGCGGGCGAACCAGGAATGGGAACGGAACACGTTCGCGGGCAAGACTCTGCATCAGGCGACCAGACCGCAAGTAGTGCCACTCAGTGCGCCTCCCCCAGCGCGTGGCGGTCCGGGCATGTCGAATCAGCCCGACGTATCGAGCGATCCGGTCGCCGCCTATCTGCGGGCCCGCGCCGTGAGCGAGACGTTTAAGGCGAAGACGGCGCAGTTGGAGTATGAGGAGCGCGCCGGCAAACTGATCCAGGCGACCAAGGCCGGCGAGTATGCGGCGCACTGGTCCGCGATCGTCGGGGATGCGCTATCAGCGTACCCGGATCGCGTGGCGCCGCTGGTTGCAGCCGCGAAAACGGAAGCGGAGATCCACCGGATCCTCGTGGGCGAAACGAACGCGCTGCGCAGGAAGATGGCGAAAGCCATCTCGGACGCGGGTTACTGATGATCCATTACCACGGCGGCCGGCATTCGACATGGCAGGTCGCTGTCGAGATCTGGAAGGGACGGCATGCGCTGGTGAGCAATGCGGAACCGCAGCAGATCGGGATCGCGGCGGAAGTGGCGCAGTCGTTCGCCCTCGATAACGGCGCCTTCACGGTGTGGAAGCAGGGCATCGACATCGACTGGCAGTCGTACTACGGCTGGGTCGAACAGTGGCATCGGCATCCCGGCTTCGACTGGGCGTTGATTCCCGATGTGATTGAGGGAGACGAGACGGCCAACGACGGACTCCTTGGGGAGTGGCCGTTCGGCAAGGTTGCGGGCGTGCCGGTGTGGCACTTTCACGAGTCCCTCAAACGGTTGCAGGGGTTGGCGACCGAGTGGCCGCGCGTAGCGCTTGGATCGAGCGGGCAGTACGCGACGATCGGAACGACGCGGTGGTGGAACAGGATGCAGCAGATCATGGACAGCGTTTGCGAGGACGGCACGCCCACCGTAAGGCTCCACGGTCTGCGGATGCTGCGGCCCGACGTCTGCAAGTACCTTCCCCTCGCGTCTGCGGACTCGGCGGGGGCCTCGCGCAGCGTGGGCACGACGAACTGGGGTGGGTGTTACCGCCAGGCTTCCGACGCAGTGAAGGCGCACGTCCTGGTGGAGCATTACGAAGCCACCCAAGGCGCGGCGATTTGGGCCGGCATTCCGCAGCAAGAGGAGTTGTTCGGTTGACCAGCATCTGGAAGGACTTCCATTTCGATGCGGCGCACCGACTGCCGCGCGTTCCGGAGGGGCACAAGTGCGGCCGGATGCATGGCCATACGTATCGCGTGCGTGTGTGGTGCCGGGGTGCGATCGATGGCGGAGGCATGATCGTCGATTACGCAGTGATCGGTGAGGCGGCCGGAGCGGTGCTGGCGAGGATCGACCATCGTGTTCTGAACGAGGTTCCGGGGCTGGACAATCCCATCACGGAGATCCTGGCCCCTTGGTTGTTTGAACAGATCAAGGTGAACTTGCCGGAGTTGTTCCGGATCGAAGTTGCGGAGAGCGCGACGACCGGATGCGTGTATGAGCGGGACGGGGATTGATGGACGCGCCATTCTCGATGTACCAGGTTGGAGCGGAGGCGTTGCTACCTCCACGCGATATTTCCGTGTCGCAGTGGGCCGACGAGAATGTGGTGCTCACTGGGTCCGGCTCGGCGGAACGGGGCCAGTGGCACACGCGACCGTACCAGCGGGAACCGATGGACGTTCTCACCCCGAGCCACCCATGCAAGCAGGTGGTGTTGATGTCCGCAGCCCAAATGCTGAAGACCTCGATCATGGTCAACTTCCTGGGGTACATCGCGGACGTGGATCCGGGGCCGACGCTGGCGGTGGAACCGCGGTCGGAAGATGCCAAGGCGCTTTCCAAAGATCGCGTCGCCCCACTCTTCCGGCACTCACCGGCACTCCGCGGGAAGCTCGCCGCGGTGAAGTCGCGGGATTCCAACAACACGGCGATGCACAAGGTGTTCGCCAACGGGTCCGGGCACATCACTTTCACCGGTGCCATCTCGCCGTCCGGGCTGGCCATGCGTCCCATCCGGTATCTATTGCTGGACGAGATCGACAGGTATCCCACCAGCGCAGGATCGGAGGGCGATCCGGTATCGCTCGCGATGCAGCGCACCGGGGAGTTTGAGCACAACAAGAAGGTAATCATGTGCTCGACGCCGACCGTCGACGGCGAAAGCCGGATCCAGGCTGCGTGGAACACGAGCGACCAGCGCGAGTACTTCGTGCCGTGCCCGAAGTGCAACCACTTCCAGATCCTGGTGTTCAGCGACGGCACCGACGGTGGGCTGGTGTGGCCGGAAGGCGAGCCGGAAAAGGCCGCCTACTGCTGCGAGGAGTGCAAGGAACTCATTCCGCACAACCAGAAATCGTGGATGGTGGAGCGCGGCGAGTACCGTCCGCAGAATCCTGGGTCGCCGATTCCTGGGTTCCGTGTGTCGCAGTTGATCTCCCCAAAGCGGTCCTGGGGAACGATTGCCGCGGAGTTCCTGGTCGCCAACGAGTCGAGAGAGACGCTCAAGGCGTTTCTCAACACCGTGCTGGCGGAACTCTGGACGGAACGCGGGTCGGCGCCCGACTGGGAGAAGCTCTATCTGCGGCGCGAGGATTACGAACTCGGGATCGTGCCGGCGAAGGGATCGCTGCTGGTGGCTGGCGTTGACGTGCAGGACGACCGCCTCGAGGTGGAGATCAAGGCATATGGCCGTGGCAAGGAATCCTGGTCGGTGGATTACCGGGTGATCCAGGTGCCTGATCAAGCGGGGCAACCGCTCAAAACGTCCTCGCCGGAAGTCTGGCGGGAGTTGGAAACATTGCTGGCGGCGGACTGGCCGCGCGAGTCGGGCGGCACCATGCCCATCATGGCTATGACCATCGACTCGGGCTACCGGCCGCAGATGGTGTACGAGTTTGCCGCGCGCCACCCGCAGCCAGCGCATGGACCAGCGGGCGACGCGATCGCTGCGCCGCGCACCGTGGTGGCCACGAAGGGCAAGCCTGACTTTCTGAAGTTGATCGTGTCGGTGTCGCCTACGGACGCTTCGCGCAAGCGGCAGAACGTCCGGATCTGGCACATTGGCACGCACTGGGCGAAGCAGGAGTTCTACGATTGGCTGCGGATCGTGCTGCCCGACGATGGCACGTTCCCACCCGGCTACCAGCACTACGCTTACAAGGATCAGGACTTCTATCGTGGGCTCTGCTCCGAGTCGCGGATCATCCGAGCGAGCGGCAAGGTGGAGTGGGTACCGGATAAGTCGGTGAGGAACGAACCACTCGACTTGGCCGTGCTCTGCCGCGCGGCTGCGGCAGTCTGCGGAATCGATCGCTTCACCGATGATGACTGGGCGGAACTCGAGGGGATCGCTCCGGCCACCGCACCGAAGACCCCGACCAATGGCGGGTATTGGGGTGGCCGCGGTGACTTCTGGGGGCCGCGCAGCGGTGGTGGGAACTGGTTCAAATGATCCAACTATCGGAACTTGAAGCGATTCGCGACGCGCTGCTGCGCGCAATCTACAGCGGTACATTGCGTGTACAGTTCACCGACCGCGCGGTCGAGTACACCAGCGTCGACGATAGGCGGAAGGCACTCGCCGACATCGAAGCCGCGATCGCCAAGGCGTCGGGCGCGACGCCGTCCTCTTTCAGCCTGGCGATGCACAGCAGGGATTAAATGAACGCTCTCGACAAAGTGATCGGCTACTTCTCGCCGGAGCGGGCATTTCGGCGCGCGCGGTTTCGTGCGGCTACTGAGACGTTCGCTTACGACGGTGCGAAGTCGGGTCGCCGTACGGACGGATGGGTGGCGGCCGGCGGCGACGCGAACACTGAGATCGGCGCCTCCCTGATCAACCTGCGCAACCGCTCGCGTGACCTGCTGCGCAATAATCCGTACGCCAGCAAAGCCATCGCCGAACTGGTCGGGAACACGGTGGGAACCGGGATCGTTCCCCAGGCGAAGACGGGGACGCCGGCGCTCGACAAGATCATCGACGCCGAGTGGCTGTACTTCGCTGAGAACTGCGACCCGGGCGGGCAGTTGGACTTCTACGGGATGCAGGCGCTCATCGTGCGGACGACCGCCGAGAGCGGTGATGGGATCGTCCGGTTCCGGCCACGCTTGCCGCAGGACAATTTCCGTGTGCCGCTCCAGTTGCAGGTGCTGGAGGGGGACTTCCTGGACATCTCCAGGACAATGGGCATTGCCACGGGGCACATTGTCCAGGGCGTGCAATTCAATCTCTTCGGGCAGCGGGAGTCTTACTGGCTTTACAACTACCATCCGGGCGGCGTCTTCATGCTCAATCCGCGCGGCGGGATTCTGAGCCAGCCCGTGCCGGCCGCCCAGGTGATGCACACCTATTGCATCCTGCGTCCCGGCCAGGTGCGCGGCATGCCGTGGCTCGCGCCCGTCATGTTGGCGATGCGGGACCTTGACGATTACCGCGACGCGGAGCGTATGCGGAAGAAAACGGAGGCGTGCCTGGCGGGGATCGTGACGCGCCCCGAGGGTTCGGGCGGCCTGCCCATCGGCGCGAAGTCCACCGACCCGAAAACCGGGAACACGCTGGAGCGGATGTATCCCGGCATGATCGAGTACCTGAAGCCGGGCGAGGATATCAAGTTCAACGCGCCGTCGCCGGCTGGCGGTTATCGCGACTACCTGATGACCGAACTCCAGGGCATCGGCGCCGGCATCGACGTTCCCTATGAGTTGCTGTCCGGGGATCTGTCGAACGTCAACTATTCCTCCTATCGCGCGGGCATGCTGGGATTCCGCAACGCCATTGAAGCGTTCCGGTGGTTGACGCTGATCCCGATGTACTGCCGGCCGACGTGGCGCAGGTTCATTGACACCCTGGTGTTCATCGGCAGGATCCCCGAGGCGAACTATGGCGTGCAGTGGACGGCGCCCAAGTTCGAATCCGTGGATCCGCTGAAGGACGCCATGGCCGAGTTGAAGCGCATCCGCACCGGCACGTTGACGCTGTCCGAGGCGATCGCACAGAACGGCTACGACCCCGAGAAGCAGTTGCAGGAAATCAGGCGGATGAACGATCTGCTTGACGAATTGCAGATCATCCTGGACTGCGACCCGCGAAAAGTGAACGACAAGGGCGTCGAACAGCAGGGCGTCGCCGGTGAGACCGCGCCGGCGCCATCCGCAAAGCAGACTGGCACGGTGAAGCATTCGGCCCGGCAGTGGGATTCGCCCACGCGTACCTACGCCTCGTAAATCAAAAGCTACAGGAAGGAGTCATTTATGCCCGAAGAAATCACGGGGACAGCGCTGGAGACCGTCCCTGTCGAAGTCATCGCAGCCGCGGCGCAGCCCGAGAGCCAGCCGGAACCCCCGGAATTCCAAGTCGAGCGCTTCACGGTGGAGGCGACCTTCGCTCCGCCGTCGGCCAACGATGACGCGCGCACCATCGACGCAGTCTGGTACACGGGCGCGAAGGTGCCCCGGTTCGATTGGCGCACTGGCGAGGAATACGACCTTATCCTCGACATGAAGGGCTGCCGTATGGATCGCCTGAACAACGGCGGTCCCGTGCTGGACTCGCACAGCGCGTATGGGGTGGAGAGTCAACTCGGCGTGGTGCGCAAGGCATGGGCGAAGAAATCCACCGGCCTGGCCACCATCCAGTTCAGCAAACGCGATGCCGTGACGTCGATTTGGAACGACGTCAAGGGTGGCATCATTCAGAACCTCAGCCCCGGCATGTGGATCTACAAGAAGGTCGACACCACGCCAAAGGGCCAGGAACGCAGGGAATTCACCGCGACGGATTGGGAACCGTTCGAGATTTCCCTCGTGTCAGTGGCCGCCGACGCGGCCACCAATTTCATGTCGGCGGCGGGAACGCCACCGGCGCCACCGAGTGTTGTTGAAACGCAACGGGCATCTGCCCACACAAAGGAGACACCTGACATGGAAACGACCACGCAGGACCCGGGCGTAGAGGCCCGTCAGAACGAAGTTGCCCTCGCCGCGGCGCGCGACGAGGCGGTAAAGGCGGAGCGGTTGCGTGCGAGCACCATTCGCGCGATCGCGACCGGCCCATTCAAAGTGGAGGAGAGCTTCCTCGCCGCGCTCATTGACGAGGGCGTGTCCGTCGACACCGCTCGTGAGCGCATCATGACGAAGCTCGATGCCGAATACCGGAAGAACCCCACCGTGCCGATTAACCCGCCCGCCACGTTCGGCGGCAAGGATGAGGTGGACAAGCGGCGCGAAGGGATGGAGGCTGCGTTGCTCCTGAGGGGCAATCCTCGCGCGCCGCGCGAGATGGTCGAAAAGGGCCGGGAGTTTGCTGGGCTCACGCTGGTGGACATGGCGCGCGAGTGCCTGAATACCGCCGGCGTGAAGACGCGCGGAATGGACCGGCACGAGATCGCTCGTGTGGCGCTCCAGGGCCGGCATGGCGCGTCCGAGTACTTCGACGGCGCCATGACCACCAGCGACTTCCCCAACATCCTGGCGAACGTCGCCAACAAGACCCTGCGCCAGGCGTATGAGGCGGCGCCCCGCACCTTCGTACCGTTCTGCCGGCAGGTCACTGCCGCCGACTTCAAGCCGGTGAATCGCATTCAGTTGAGCGACATCGCCGCGTTGCAGAAGACCAATGAAAACGGGGAGTTCGTCCGCATCTATCTGGGCGACTCCAAGGAATCTTACGCGCTTACGACCTGGGGCGGCATCGTGCCGATCACCCGCAAGGTGGTGCTCAACGACGACCTCCAGGCGTTGACGCGGATTCCTGCCGGGTTGGGTATCGCGGCCGCGACGCTCGAGAGCGACACCGTGTGGGCCGTGATCACGGCGAACGCGAACATGGCCGATGGCCTACCGCTTTTCCACGCAACACACAAAAACCTGACGGCCACCAACGGCCTCGCGGCGGTCGCCAACATCACGGCGGCGCGCAAGGCGATGCGCAAGCAAACCGCGCCCAAGGGCACGATCCTGAACCTGATTCCCAAGTACCTGATCATCCCGGCGGCGCTCGAAGGCATTGCCGTCCAGATCACCAATCCAATCAACCTGGCGGCAACCGCATCTTCCGCCGATGTGCCCGCGTTCGTGCGCGCCATGGTGCCGATCGTGGAACCGCGGTTGGACGCGGTGGCGAGCGTCGGAGACACGAACTGGTACACGGCGGCCGACCCGAGCTCGATTGACACGATCGAGTACTGCTACCTCGAGGGGCAGCAGGGTGTCTACATCGAAACCCGGCAGGGCTTCGAGGTGGACGGCGTCGAGATCAAGGCTCGCCTGGATTTTGCGGCCGCGGCGATCGACTTCCGCGGCTTGCAGAAGAACACCGCGGCGTAGGGCGGTGATGACAAGCGGGGCGGTGGCGACTCCGCCCCTACAAATCACAACAAAGGAGAAAACGGACCATGATCAATTTCGTAAAGAGCGGTGACAATCTCACCCTTGCGGCGCCCTACGACGTCCTCTCCGGGGGCGGCTTGAAGGTGGGCAACGTCTTCGGTGTGGCCTCCTTCGACGCACTCTCGGGCAACAACGTCGAGTGCGAAGTCGAGGGTGTCTACGACCTCGCTAAGGATGCCAGCGTCTTTGCGCAGGGCGATTTGGCCTACTGGGACGACTCGGCGAAGAAGGTGACTTCGACGGTCGGCAGCAACTTGCTGATCGGAGCGGTCGAGGTGGCCGCCGCGACGGGCGTCGCCGTTGTGCGGGTGACCCTGTTTAGCGTGCCCGGCTTCTCGGGGCAGGCGCACGGCCTCAAGGTGGCGTACGCCAAGTACGACTTCAGCGTGGATGGTGGCGCCTCCTGTACGCCGGCGGTCAGCGATACCATCCCGATCAACGCAGTCGTGTTCGGGGGTGGCGTGGTCTCGACTACCGCTGTCGCGGCAGCCGGGCTGGCCACGGTTTCGATCGGCACCGTTGCCGGTTCCGGGGCGGCCAGCATCCTGGCTGCTACCGCCAAGGCGTCGCTCGGGACGAACGCGTTGGTGGTACCCACTGCCGTCGCGACACCCTTCAAGATGTCCGCGGCCGGCAAGATCAACATCACGATCGCCACCGGCCCTTTGACCGCGGGTGTTATCGAGGTCTGGGCGCTCTACGCCACCGCCGCGGCGTAATCCCATGGCGGCGTGGTCACAACAGTCCGGTTTGGCGAACGCGGCTATCCTGGCCGCGTTCGGCCAACCGGTTTCTTACCAGCAGGGCGCAGGTGTTCCGTTCACGGTTATCGGCGTCCTGGACAAGAGGACCGACGAGCAACGCAACCCAGACACCGTGTATGCACGGCTGTTTGTGGGGCTGTCCAGCTTTTCGACGCCGCCTGGTCAGGGTGATGAGGTCACCGTCGACGGCGCGGTCTACACCGTTTTCGAAGTACTGAACGATCCCGCCGGCGGTTGCTGGCTTTCCATTCGCGAGAAGATCTGATGGCGTCGGTACGGGTGTTCTACAAGAAGCAGATCCGGATCGATCAGATGAACTTCCGCCAGCAGTCGATGTTCAAGATTGGAACTGTTGGGGTGGCCGCCGTCAAAAACCGCCTGGCGGCCGCGCAAGGTCCGACCGATTCCCCCGCGAAGCCACTCACCAAACGGTATGCGATCCAGAAAACTAAAATCGGCAGAGGTAACCGTCGCAACCTGATGATGACCGGCGACATGCTACGGAACTTTCAGGTACGCACGGTTTCGGACAACAAGGCGAAGGCCAGCAACTCCACTCGCAAGGATCGGCTGAAAGCATGGCTCAACCAGAAGATTGAGCCATGGGTGGTGTTCTCGCCAAAGAACAAGGTGGCGGTGGCAGAGTCCGCGCGTCGGGTGCTGCAGGAGATGACGCCGAAGCTGATCCTGGAGCGGGCGCTGGGCGGTAAACAACGATGATCGACACCTCTGTGCTGGTAGACAACTTCGTCGTTGTCCTGCGCGACATACCCGAACTGGTCGAGGAGATGGGCGGCGATCCCGAGCGGATCTACGCCTACCACGACCAGTACCCGAAGAAAGTAAGCCTGACGCACGCCATCCACCAGATGCCCGCACCGTCGATTATGGCGGTGTGGCAGGGCACGGCACCCGGCGCGTTCGGCGGGTTCGATGTGTGGAAGCATCAGGTCACGTTGTTCCTGCGCGCGCGGGAGACGTTCGATGGCGAACCGCCGACGCCGTATCAACGGATGTTCCGGCTCATCACCAAGGGCGTTCCGGCCGCGAGCGGTGTGGCGATGAACGTGGTGACCGTTCACCCCAATTGCTACCCGATGGACCTCCCGTCGATCGGGCGGCAGACGGATGCGGAGGGGCTGGACTATTTCGAAGCGCCCATAACATTTACGGAGATAGGCGATGAATGAACCGACCCGCGTTTGGATGCGCCCACCCTGGGGGCGCGGTGAGCCGAAGGAGGTTGATGCGACGCCCGACGTGCTCACGCCCCTCATGATTTCTGGCTGGGCTCAGTGCGAGCCGCCGGCCAACGAGCAGGAGGTAACGACAGATGTCCACGACTAGGCTGCAAGAGGTTCTGGTCTGCTTCGGGAAGAAAAAGCAGGCCGATATCGCAACGGCGCAGGTTGCCGCCGACATGTGGCGGTTCAGCAAGTTGAACGCCGCGCTCGCGAACTTGAAACTGGCGACCGAAAACGACGCCGAGGAGTACGGCAAGGGCCACGAGTTCCCGACCGCCACGTTCAAGACGGCGTGGGATGTGGGCGCCACGCTGGAGAAGTATCTCAGCGCGGAGATCGGTTCGTGGGCGGTCGCGTTCGCGTTGGGCAAGGTCGTCAAGAGCGGTGCTGGCCCGTACGTGTACACCTGCACTCCGCTGATGCCTGCGGCTGGCGATGCCGCGGAGTTGCCGTACCTCTCGTACGTTGAGCAGATCCGGCCTGGCGGCGGCGTCGTCCTCGACCGGCAGGCAGTTGGGCTGGCTGTGGAGGGGTTCCAGATCACCGTTGGCTCCGGTCCTGGCCGCGCCAACAGCAAGATCAGCGTCGAGTTGGTCGGGTCCGGCAAGGTCATCGACTCCGCGACCGGCATTACGATGCCCGCCGCGACCACGGAGAAGCTCCTGCCCTCCGCTTCGTTGACGCTCTCGATCAACGGCGTGGACTATGTGACCAACAAGAACATCGTCTCCCTGGAAACGGGCTGGAAGAACAACATCCGGATGGACGCAGGCTTCTTCCCCGGCTCCGGCTTCCAGAC